CCAGCAGCCGCACCTCACGCTCACCGGCCTGGGTATCCTCCCCCGACGCCTGCGCGACGGGCTTCACACGAGCCGGACCCTCGTACAACACAGTCTTCGGACCGGGCACCGTGGTTCCAGAGTCCCGGTCGAAGACGTCCGGGCCCTGCGCATACAGCTGCACCGCGTCCCGCATCCGGGCCCGGGCCGCCGCCCGCCCCGCCGCAAGGACCGTGTCCAGACTGCTCACCCCAACCTCACAGCGCCAATGCGACGACGATAGTCACTCAGCAACGCCTTGTGGGCGCCCGAGAGACCACCCAGCCCCAGCGACTCCGCGGCGAACGTCCGTGTGTAGTCGTCGATGGCCTCCTGGCGGAGCATCGACGGATTCGCCAGCGTGGATGCGGCAAGATCCAGACACACGGCACGGACATCGTCGGGGATCTCGTCGAAGCCGTGCGTGTAGGTCACCTGGACAATGCCGGGATCCGGATATGAGGAGGTGCCCGGCAGGTACCGCCAGCCTCCTGCGCGCAGTAGCCGATCACCCGACAGCACCCAGTCGTTCAGCGCCAGGGCCTGCACCTTCACTTCGGACACCGAGATGACCGGCCGCTGCGGGAGGACGAGCTCCGCGCAGTCAACGATCCGCAGCCGTGCGACATCGTCAACGACCCGAGTGATGGTCTGCCGAGTCCACTTGCGGATCACGGCCGAGGCAGACGCCAGTGCCAGATCGGCGGCAGCCGAGTCGACCGGCGCCTGCATCACCGCCGCGAGTTCGGTCGCCGTAGCGAACGGGGGAAGAGCCACGACGACCTCCTCGTGTCAGCTCCGGCGCGCGTCGTCGTCGAGCTTCTGCCGGACTTCGCGGGCGTGGTCCGGGTCGGTCTCCGGCGTCGGCTTGCCGTCCAGGACACCGGCGACCGTGTAGTGCGAATCCGGCGTCGGGTCGACCTCGACGCCGAGGTAGCCCTTGTCCTCGGCCGCGTCGACGGCCTTCTGCACTTCCTTCTGAGCCGCGTCCTGAGGCGGCTGGCTGGTGCTCTTACGCTCGGCCATGGGTCTGCTCCTCAGTTGCGGGTGACGGTGATACGGACCAGACCGCCCGGGTCGGCGAGCCCGGTGCCGTTGGCGATCGATCGCCACAGCAGGGTGTCGCCGGAGGCGAGGACCAGGTTCGTGGCCGTACCCGACAGGGTGATCGCCTTCTCGTCGTTCGCGGTGCCGTTGACGCCCGCGTCGAACGTCAGCGTCGCCACGGTCGTCGAGCCACTGCCGGCCTGCCCCTTGTTGACGAGGGTCACGGTCCGATTGTTGGTGGCGGCGCCAGTGATGGCCGCCTCCGGGATGTACTGCACGGCGGTGACGGTGCAGTCGAACGGGGCCTGGGTGATAACCGAGTCGTCGCTCGCAGCGGTCGCCGCAGCGGGAACGTCCGCCTCGACGACCCGCACGAAGGGCGCGGTGTCTGCCATGAGAGTGCTCCTGTTCCTGGTGCGGGCCGGTTACGGGAGGTCGATGCGGGCAACCGGGTAGCGGTTCGCCTCGGTCGGCTGGTCGTTGTTGACGGTGTTCGCGACCTGCCAGCCGATCCGGAAGGTCAGGCGGATCGCGGTCATGTCCTGCTGGGCCAGGTTGTAGACGATGGCCCCCGTGTTGTCCTGGATGACGGCCTCGGTCAGGACCTTCATGGTGATGTCCTGGCGGACACCGATGACGAACTGGTTCCAGTCGCCCATGAACAGGGTCGGGCTACCCGTCGTGGTGCCGAACAGGCCGCGCATCGGGTACACGATGGGCATGCCGTCGATGGACGTCAGGTTGCCGGCGACGCGAGACTCGTCCAGCTTGCGACCCTGGCTGTCGCGAGCCTTGCGGAGCTTGGACTTGACCGAGGTGGCGCCGACGAAGCCGGTGACCTCGTAGCCGTCGGCCTCGACGAGGCCGTAGGCGTTGTCGATGTCTCCGTAGAACGCGCCGGCCGTGGCCGCCGAGTTCGCGGTGACGTTGTTGCCTGCGGCCGTCGCGGCGGCGGCGATGTTCGTCGGCCACGACGACGGGGCGTTGGTGCCGAAGAAGACGGCGGCGTCGAGTGTGCGGCCGAACGCCTCGGTGAGGAGCGGCATCGCCTCGTCCCACACGTTGGCGTCGACGTCGGCCAGGACGTTGTCCGGGACCGGCATGATCGCCGCGATTTCCTCGATGTTGAGGTACTTGTTCGTCCAGTTGACCTCGGTCGTCTGCTTCAGGCCGGTGTCACCGGAGACGAAGTAGGCGGTCGGCAGGGCCGACAGGACCGGGAAGCGGACCTGGTTGCGACCCACAGGGACGCGGCGGAACAGGCTCAGCGTGGCGGACTGCTCGAGCGCCTTGCCGAGCATCTCCTTGGAGACCTCTTCCGTGATGAGCGCCTGGGCGTCCGTCCGGGAGGTCAGGTTCGTGTAGGCCATGGTCCGGCCTCCTCATTTCTTGTCAGCCGGCCGGACCTCGCCGGGCCGGGGATGGGTCAGCCGAGTCCGGCCTTCTGGCGGATCAGGGCGTTCATGTCGGTCGGAGCCGCAGCAGTGGTCCGGGCGCCGGCGTCGAAGGACGGGGCGGCCGGCTTGATGAGGGCCAACAGCCGTTCGGCGTCCTCGGCAAGCTCTTCCGGGGTGGAGCCGACCAGGCGGTCCACGAGGTCGGCGGGCAGGCCCTTCGCGATGCCGACGCGGAGCTTCGCCGCCTCGGCTGCGGCCTTCGCCGCGGTCTCCTCAGCGAGCCTGGTGCGCTCGGCGGCCTTCTGCTCTGCCGTCTTCTGCGACTCCTCGATCTCGGCGAGTCGCTGGGCAGCCGTGGCGTTCTGCTTCGCCCGGGCTTCGTTCTCCCGGCTCAGCTTCTTCCACTTCTCCGCCTCGGCCTGCCAGTCCTTGGCAGCGGGCTCGCCCGTTGCGGGCTGCTCCGATGCCGGGGCGGCGGGGGTCTCTGCGGGCGTGGGTGTTTGTACGGACATGCTGAACTCCCGTTTCGGGATGGGTGGGCCGCGCGTTGCGCGCGGTCAGGTGAGATAGCCGAAGCGCCGCAGCATGGCGATCGCTTCATCCCGGCTGTCGGCCAGCCGGAAGATCTCCTCAGGCAGCAGGCGCGGCGTCATCAGCCGAAAGTCCCTGCCAGACGGCGAGACGAGGCCGCGGTCGATCGCGCGGCGCCGCTCCAGCCGGTAGAAGGCGCCGCGCCGGGTCGCGCCCTCGCGGGTGGCCTGCACGCTGCGGCCGTAGGCCGTCGTGGTGTACATCCCACGGCGGGCGTTGACGACCTGCCCTATGTCAGCGCCCTCGCGGATCGCCCGCGCTCCGGCCGCTGTGAAGATGCGGTCCTGCTCGGCGCGCGACAGGTTGCTGAAGTACGACTCAGGGTCGATGTAGCCGCGGCTCTGGTTGCGGGCGGCCAACGTCGTGGGCAGGTGGACGCAGTCGCAGCGTGGATGCCGCTGGAAGCCCTTGTTCCAACCGAATTCTTTGCCCGCGAGGATGATGCAGCGGCTGCACGCTGGCGGGTTCACGACCCGCACGTAGCCCTGGATAGTGCGCTTGCCGACCATGGAAGCGCCGACCGCTCCGCGGCCGGCCTGGGTGACTTCCGAGCCGGACAGGGTCAGTGCCTGCCGTAGCCCGCGCATCAGCGCGTCCTGGGTGCTCAGACCGCCGCCGATGCCCTGCTTGGTGCTGATCACCGACAGGTACATGAGCGAGTCCAGCGCCCGGCCGTCCGCGGCGTAGCCGGCGAACGCGCTCGCGCGGACGCTGCCGGCTCGCTCCGGGTCGCCGCCCTCGGCATCGGCGACCTCGTCCACGTAGTCGTCCGCCAGGCTCGCGGAGGCCAACTGTCCGGCGGTCACCGCCTGCACCATGCGTCGGCCGATGCCGGAGTTCCACGACCCGGTCAGGTCGCTGGCGTCGATGAGCCGCCACAGCTCCTGCACCTGGTTGGCGGTCAGCCGGGTGATGCGCTGCTGGCGCCGGTAGTGCCGCAGCGCGATTTGTCGCGTCCGCCCGGTCACTGCTCAGCCTCCGTCGGGCGTCGGTGCA